CAGAGAGGAATCGAGATGCAGGATGAATTAGGCCAAGCAAAGTACGGAACGGATTCGTATTCGTTGACGATGTTTAACGATCGAGGCGCAAAGCTGGCTAAGGTCTGGCTGGGCAATCTTGGCCTGGTACGCGCTACCGAGATTGCACGGGAAAAAGTACAGGCGGGCGAGGCGCATTCGTTTGTCGTGGAGCGCGTGCTGATGAACTCGATGGACACTAGAGAATCGTGGCAACCGAAATAGAGGAACAACGCATGGATTACAACGAATTCCAGATGGCTTGCCGTCGCACGGCCAAGACTGAAACCAACGATGAAAAGATGGCGCATGCCCTGGAAGGGCTAATCAGCGAGGTGGGCGAGATTGCTGACACGATCAAGAAGTACAAGCGATATGGTAAGGCGCTGGATATCGACAATCTGAAAGAAGAGATAGGGGATGTGGATTACTACCTGTCCATGCTAGCTGATTCGATCAGGGCATCACGTGAGCTGTGTGCTGTTGATAACGTCGAGAAGTTGAAACGTCGCTATCCAGATCAGTTCAGCGAAGCCCATGCCTCAGCAAGGATGGACAAGGCATGAAGGCAGCAGACTTCCTGCAAGCTGGCCTTGATGCAATGAAAGATCGTGCCGAAGTGCGTGACCAGCCATCAGGTGAGCGCAGTGCAGCGCGCGCCGCATCAATACTCAGGGCATGGACTGCCCATGACTGGGTAGAGGCCGACGTATGGCGTTGCTTGCTGGCTGTGAAGATGGCGCGTGAATCGCAAGGGCAATTGCATATCGATGACCTCATCGACGGTGCGGCGTACTTCGCGCTGTTGGGTGAATGCAGGGTGAAGACGGAAGGATTAGAGGTGAGCCATGACTGACTTCCTCTTGCTCATTCCGTTGGGCCTGATGCTGTTGGCGCTGTGGTGGTAGGAAAAAAGATAAATCGCGACGGATATGGGGTGGACTCCCGTACCCGTCACTTCATTCGCATCAACCTTATAGGAGGCTAATACGATGCAAGCAAAGGATAAAACAAAGCTGACTTTTGAGAAAGCAAACGCGCTGTTGCGCTATTACCCTGATACCGGACTGCTCTATTGGAAAGTGGCAAAGGGGGTGAGGAGGGCAGGAGACATTGCAGGGCGCAAAGACGCACTGCATCCGTTTGCGATGAGAAAAAATTTAGGTTCTTCCCAGCAACCTTGACGGCGGGAAGTGCGAACCTCGGTGTTTGATATCTGCGAGAACTTCTGATTCGTATGTTTTGTTTCAAAAAGCACTGATTCATGGAATTAAACCGGCAGGAATTAAGCCAGGCAATGGGCGTATCTCTTCCCACTGTTGAGCGATGGATTCGCGATGGATGTCCATTCAAGCAACGAGGAACAAAAGGCATCCCGTGGGTTTTTCTACTGCCAGATGTTGTCGCTTGGTGGGGTCAGCGACAGAGAGAGTCCGCCGCTGGATCAGCGCCAACAGATATCGAAGATGCGAGACGCAGAAAGCTATCCGCTGAAGCGGCGATGGCCGAATTAGAGTTGGCCAAGGCTCGTGGCGAGGTTGCGCCTATTCGAGAGTTCGAGATGACGCAATCCCGCATGATGGCCACCATCCGAACCAACATCCTCAATGTGCCATCGAGAGTTGTTTTGCAGTTGCTGGGTGAGACAGACGAAAAGACATTCAAGGCTAAGCTGCGTGCTGAACTGACGCTAGCGCTTGAGCAGTCGGCCAACGATGACTTCGATATCGAAGACGATGATGGAGAATAGCTGCCTGTTCTCAAACATCCAAGGTGTCATCTTTGCGATGAAAAAGGCGGCCATTCATCTGGTTCCGCCACCCGACATGCTGCCATCTGAATGGGCTGAGAATAATCTGAAAATACCACTCGGTAACGCCGCGCCTGGTCCGATTCGGTTTGCCAATGCTCCACCGCAGCGCGGCATGATTGACGCAGTGCGTGAGCCTGGAATCCGTCGCATTTCCTACATGCTGGCTGCGCAGACTGGAAAGACTACCGTCATGCAGGCAATTGTTGGTTATCACATTGACCACGACGCAAAGTCACAGCTCTTTTGTATGCCAAGTGAAACGGACATGAAGATGTTCCTAGAAACAAAACTTAGGCCGATGCTTGGAACTTGCAAGGCAATTAAGGAGAAGGTTGCAAAGCAACGTAGTAGAGATGGGGTCAACAATTCAAAGGCCATGTCATATCCAGGTGGCTGGCTGATGATGTCTTGGGCTGGCAGTCCACGAACATTGCGGGGTAGGTCTGCCCCAATCGTCTTGGCTGACGAAATAGACGGTTATCTTGCGACGGCTGAAGGGTCGCCGTTATCACTAATAAACCAGCGTAATGCCGCTTTTGGTGATGAAGCTGTACTTATCGAATCAAGCACTCCCACCACTAAAGGATCTAGCAACATCGAGCTTGGATTTGAGCTGGGAGACAAGCGTCGATGGTGGGTGCCATGCGGTGATTGCGGGACATGGCAAACGCTTAAATGGGACAACGTTACATGGCACGGCAAGTCTTCGCCTAATGAAGAGCAGCATCCAGAATCGGCAAGGTACGTTTGTTGCGACTGCGGTTCTCTATGGGATGACGGCGCGAGAATAGCCGCAATACGCAAGGGTGAATGGCGCGCTGAAAAGCCGTTCAAGGGGCATGCAAGCTTTCACATGAGCGAGCTATACAGCACGTTCAGAAGGATGCGAGATGTTGTCCAGTCCTACCACGACAAGGTGGCTTCTGATGACTTGCAAGCATTTCACAATGTTTCATTGGCCGAAACCTATGAAGCTATGGGGGAACAGGCTGAAACCCATGTGCTGATGTCACGTCGCGAACGCTACGCGGCCAAAGTCCCGATGGGCGGCATCATCCTGACGGCTGGCATCGACATGCAACAGGATCGACTGGAATGTGAAGTGGTGGCCTGGGGACATGGCGAGGAATCGTGGTCTGTCGAATATCGAGTTTTTTGGGGCGACCCATTGCAGTCGGACGTGTGGGAAGACATGGAGTACTTTCTCTCGCAATCATTCCGTCATGAGTCCGGCGCTCACTTGGCTATCACCTGTGCGGCAGTAGATACCGGCGGCACGGGAGGGAATACGCAAGCTGCCTACGAATGGCTCTTCAGCAAACGAGGACGAAGGATTTACGGCATCAAAGGTATGGGCGGCTGGGGGAAGCCGATTGTTTCTGCACCTAGCAAACGCCGAAGCGGTAAATCAAAGCGCAAGATTGACCTGTTCATGGTCGGCGCTGATGAGGTCAAGCTGACCATCATGCGGCGTTTGGCCATTGCAGATGCGGGTCCAGGCTATTGCCATTTCCCAGAAGACCGAGAGGAGGAATGGTTCCATCAGCTGACCGCTGAAAAACTGATGACTCGCTACGTCAAGGGGTTCCCGGTACGTGAATGGCATAAGACCAGGCCGCGAAATGAAGCACTTGACTGTCGAGGCTATGCGCTGGCCGCGCTCAAGATTCTGAATCCGAGTTTCAAGCAAGCTGAATCACGCCTGGGAAAGATGAAGGTCGAAGAAATGAAACAAGAACCTACACCGCTCGTGTATTCGCCCGCACAAACGCCACCACCAAGACAACACGTCCGCCGCACATCGAGCGCCATCTTATGAAGATTGAGATTACGGCTGACAGCAAGGGCGTCCAAAGCTATTTTGAGAGCGTTGCCAAACGTCAGATGCCGTTTGCCTTGATGCGCACGATCAATGATCTGGCTTTCAAGGTGCGGGAAGACGTGCATCAGGCAATGGGCGGGGTTTTTGACCGGCCCAAACCCAACTTTACCCTCCGTTCCATCGTGGTTGAAAAAGCCACCAAGGGCAATCCATCGGCCTGGGTGGGTCTGCGCAAAGATGGCGGCTTCCGTCAATCACTCAGCCATCACTTCATGGGCGGTGACCGGCGATTCAAGAAGTTTGAGGGCTGGCTGCGAGCCATGAATGTCATCAGCACTGGCATCATTGCGGTGGCCACCGATAACGCCCGCAAAGACGCCTATGGCAACCAGGCATTAAGTGAGATTCGCGCCATCATGTCTGCATCGTGGCGCATGGATCGTGTCAGCAAGGGCTTCTCGGCCACCATTACCCGTGGCCGCGGCAAGCGAGCCGCCGCCATCGGCTATTTCATGATTCCGACGCGCAACCAGAAGGGGCTGGAACCCGGCGTATATCGACGCATCCGCGCAGGCAAAGGCACCGCCGTGCAAATGGTCGTGGCGTTCGTCAAACCCGGCCAATACGACCGCGTGATTCAACTGGAGGAGATTGCCGCACGGGCTGGCGTGAATGTCAGCGCGACCTTCGCCAAGCATCTGCGTAATGCCATCGCTACCGACAAGCAACTCAACCGCACCCTATCCCGCTAAGACACAATATGTTGTGTCTTATGGCTTGACAAAACACAATATGTAGTACAATGGCCCCTGAATCCTTCAGGAGCTTGCGATGAAAGCCATCCTCAATTTCGCCATATCCTGGCTCATCACCCGCTACACCGACGACGCCCTCCAGCGGGCCGATGTTGAGCGCATCAAGCGATTCATCGAGGCGCAAGAGTCTGAAGTGATTGCCAAGGCCATCAAGCACGAACGCACGGCGGAACTGGTGAAATCCATCACCCACGATCTCAGCAATAACCTGATCGACTGGATCATCCGCACCATCCTCTATCTGATTAGGGTGACACGATGACTACCAACACAGGCATGAATTGGCAAGCGGTGATGTGGTTGGCCATGTCAGCAATTACCGCAATGGAAACCGGGACAGAACGTCATGTGTTGCTGGGTGTTGCGATGGTGGTCATGGCCATTGTCGCGTGGCGCACCGCCGGCAGCGGGCTGACCCGAAAGGAATCCGCAGAAATCCTCGACACGACCGCTGACATTCAGGACGTGCTGAAAGAAGGCCGCGATGAAAATTAACCGCGCCGGTCTGGATCTCATCAAGGACTTTGAAGGCCTACGGCTAGTCGGCTACCGCTGCCCCGCCGGTATCCCCACCATCGGCTATGGCCACACGGGGCCGGAGGTCCGCGTCGGTCAGCGCATCACGCAAGCCCAAGCCGATGCCTATCTGGCCAACGACCTTGCCCGCTTCGAGCGCGGCGTCCAGCAAGCCTTGGGCGAAACGCCCACCACCGAAAACGAGTTTTCCGCGATGGTCAGCCTCGCCTACAACATCGGCCTGGGCGGCTTTGCTAAGTCCTCCATCCTGCGCCACCACAAAGCCGGTCATCGGCTCCGCGCAGCGGCCAGCTTCCTGCTCTGGGTAAAAGCCGCCGGCAAAACCCTTCCCGGCTTGGTCCGCCGCCGCAATGCCGAACGAAAGCTGTACCTGTCATGACCGACGACTTCCTCAATCAAATCCTGATCGGTGTCGGCATCGTCACCTGCATCGCCTTCGGACTCGCTGCCGTCCTGTATTGGGCGCTGTCATGAAAGACCCCTACCAAGCCATGATGACCGAGGTCGTCGGGTACATGCTTTTTTTGGCCTGCTTTGTCCTCGCGCTGCTGATGCACGGCTGCGCCCCGGTGCAGATTGCGCCGAATCTCAAGTTACCCGAAGCCAAAGCCTGCCCGACCCTGGTGATGCCGCCCATCGGCACCGATTGCCTGCTCGACGTCCAGGGCGACAAAGTAACCGCCAACGATTGCGGCGATACGCTGTTGCGTGGCTATGTGCGGGCGCGATCCTTGCTCAAACCGGCTGCGGCTGTCAGTTCAAACCCGCCCTAATCAACCACCCGGACGCAGGCTATGGCAACACTCTCACCATCGAGGCTATCGGACAGTCAGGACTCATGGCTCACCTCACTTGTGAAATGGATACGGAGCAGAACAATGACTGACTGGCTGAAGATTCTCGGCACGGTGATGGCGGCGGTCTTCGTCGTCTGGAACATGGTGCAACAGCACGAATACCGGCTCAATGTGCTGGAGTCCGGTTTTAAGGAACATTTGGACAAGCACGATGACCAGTATCGTGAAATCCAGAAATCACTCCGCGAGATTGATTTAACCCTGAGTCGGCTGACCGCCCCGCGCCCCTGATGGCCGATGACGCCGACCGCGCCCAGGAGTATCTCGACCGGGCCATGCGCCGGTATTACACGCGACCCATCACGCCACACGCGCAGTTCCGGCAGTCCACCGATTGCAATGACTGCGGCGATGATATTCCGCTGGCACGTTTGAAGATTTTCCCCTACGCCGTCCGCTGCGCTGAATGTCAGGGCTATTTCGAGAGGGACCGTGGCTGATCCGATAGACGCGCTGGAAAGCATGATCTGCGACACCCTGCAAGCCGCCCAGGCTGAAGGCGTCGTGTCAGAAGTTCGCGCCAAAATACAGGCATGGCGCGTCAAGTTCGGCGGTGATGAAGTCTATATCGCCCGTCGCGCTCACCTGGTCAGGCAGGCCCGGATTGCCGAATTGGCCAGCAAGGGACTGACCCCTGCTGAAATATCCGCCCGTCTCGGCGTGACCCGGCAAACCGTCCATAACGCCCGCAAATCCTCCGCCATCCTGTAAAGCGTTTCCCCCTAAAACGCTTGACGCCTGCCGCGTAAAAAGTGCGGCATGGCATACACCCAAACCCAGCTTGACACCATTGAAGCGGCTATCGCTTCCGGGACCCTGCGCG